CCAACGTCAGTTCCGCCAGACGGACGTAGAAGTGCCTTATTGACATTGACGGTCGCATTGTTCTTGAGCTTGCAACCATTTCCGTTGAAAACCAGTCGCTTAATATCAGATGGCCACCACGGGTTATTGACCATATAGGTCTTGCCTGCCATCCCATTGAGTACGGCAGTGCTATTGGCATAATTGGCAATGGCGTAAGATTGAAAAGCTAGGAATGCTGGTGTATCATCTGCAATACCATTCCCTATTGCCCCAAATTGTTCTGGAGTAAGTATACTTGGAATACCTGAGCCAGATGGGCCTATAGCTCCAGTATCACCCTTCGGACCCTGTGGACCCGTAGGGCCAATAGGTCCTATGGGACCTGGAAATCCACCAGGTAATATGACTTCTACTACCTCAATAGCCATTACTAAACCCTAAACCTGCGCTGCAGTGGCGTAGAACCCATCTTTATCTTATTACTCTCATCATTAGCCGTACTCAAAGCCACTAGATACTTGTTTTCCCACACAGGTATACGCTCATCTTCTACCATATACGAAGCCGCTTCTAAGCATGCAGCATGCAATAGAGCGTCCGGATAACGCAATGTAAAGGCATTGGACTCCACAGAGCCTTTATTTAACAGGGCTTGCTTTGCGTAGTAATACACCTCGACCACGGCACTCTCGCCAGGGAAGGGATAGATGTACAAATTGCCTGCGTCTATCATGTAGTGCGTGGACTCGCCGCCAGCAAACGCGTCTTGGGCTTGCATCTTCTTCATCTCGTTTAGAGACACTACGTGCAAAGGACCTATAGACGTACCCTGTATATTTACGAGTCTAATCTTCTCAAATGAAGGTATAGCAACCTGTATATTTATGGCGTTATCAGTTATATGACTAGCGGTCACTACAACATCATCAACGGCTTCCATACCATAAGACATCATCTCCCGATTGAGTCTGTTCTGGGCTAGATCTAGGAAGCTGCTTACCTGGGCATCGGAGTAGTCATCTGCGCCTATGAAATCACGCACATACGAAATCCAGCCGTTGGCGGTAGTGGGGAAACTCATGCAAAGCCTCTTAGCGCCAAGTTAGGGCTGCCTACTTGGAACGGAGCTGGGCCAGGACTTATCATAGGGCCAGGCCTACCGCCAAATCCAGCCCTACCATTAGCATTCTGCCTACCAGCATGCCATTGCCTCAACTGCTGCATAGCACCACGCATGCGATCGCCAGGATTGTGCGGTACAACCTGACCACCACCACCAGGTGCCATATGAAGTGTTTCAGGTCCATTTTCACCCACAGTATAGGTCTGGCCAGGAAGCGCTGGTCCACCTAACTGAAGACCCCCAAGTCCACCAGGACCATGATAGTCTGGAGTATCCGGTGTCTGATTACCGTAACCGCTATTTAAACCTTGCCAACCGCCTCCAGGCATTCCTCCCTTAGGAAAATTATTATATGCACCCCATTGATTCGCAGGTAATTGTCCATATCCGCCCCATGCAGAAGGCCAACCATTTATGCCAGGCTTATTTATTGAACTAAGCGGATCGTACCCTTCCCAGAAATTGGGGATAGGTTCTTCGGGCACTACTTGTGTCGGTGGCGTATTAACAATCGGAGTAACTTGACTAGGTGATTTTTTCTGAGGCTGTTGTGCTATTTTATTACCTTGAAAATTGGGATACTTCCCCTGAAATGCCAGTTTTTGAGCAAGAGCCCGAGCAGCCATTACCCGAGCACCAAATCCTGGAACACCACCTTGACCAAGTGCATTAGCACCATAAGTACTTGGACTATAGCCTCCAGGCGACATGCCGCCATACCCAAGACCACCATAGGCTGGACCTCCTGGGGAACTACCTAGCGACGATCCACCAGCTCCACCAAAATTTCCACCATAGCCACCTGATGCACCGAAATTGCCTTGCGGATCGCCAAAAGCCATTTAAGCCTCCTATTTCTTGCGGGACTTGCCCGCCTTGCTATACGCTATAGCTACGGCTTGATCCTTGGGTTTTCCGGACCGAATCTCCGTCGCTATGTTTTGCGATATTACCTTCTTGCCGCTCCCCTTTTTTAGTGCCATCTCTTTCACTCCTAGTGATAGGGTCGCTCACTACACACGGCGCTGCACAACCAACGATGAGTTCATCATTATTGGCATCCACGGCACGCACATTGCAGTCGAGCGTCTTGCCTACATCCTCAAGTCTAACAGTATGCTGAGCTGTCACGGCCTGATCTAGATCTACACCATCAGCAGTCCACCTGTAAAAGATCTGTAGTGGTTCATAGTCGCCCATCCACGTGCCGGGATGACACGAGATCACATCTCCCGGCTTGGCTGTCGTCATATTAAGAGTAGGTTTAATAATATTGGCAATGGGTTCACCAGGATTATAGTACCTGGCATGATGCATACCTACTACATATGCGGCAAAGTCTTCATCATGTGTATCCACTATGCCTCTAGATGGAACTGCTACACTACCCTCTGGCATTGGCACCAGAGTTTCAGGAAACACTTGAATCATAACCATTGAAGTCTCCTACAACTTGTCTACTGTCATGAATTTGGGGTTCTTGCGTAAGAACTCCATGGTATACTTTTCTGCTTCCGGCGAGCCATCAATTATATTGACACCATGCTCTCGTAGCAACTTTTCGGCTATTATAAGGGGTATAGAACCAATCTTGCGCCATACCCTCGATTTGCCATAACCGTTGGTACCGTTGCTACGAGCATCAGCATTTTCTTCGAGTAAGGACGATATGTCCTCGCTACGCCTAATGTACATCTTCCCGTCTTTGAAGACTATATCTTCATCAAAGTCGGAATATTCAACCGGCTTTTCTATCGGGCGCTGGGGCACTCTGCTTACTCTGCTGTTGCTGTTCTTTTAGAACATTAGCTATCATGGTGAGGGCATTATCAGACGGAGACTCTCTGACCGCCATCACATAAGGAATTGGGTCAGTAATCTTGTCCTCGGCCGACGCTATCGCAGCATCTTCAATGCCTATGACGTATCGGCCGTAATTTTCGTCAACCTCCACAACGGAACCCGGCGGATAATTACAACCGTAGTATCCATGTTTTAAATACTTTATTTTCATTTCTTTTTATCCTGTTGATGACCACGATGATCATCTTTACCTAGATTCGTAAGACCACTCTGTTCACCAGGCTTACCGGACACTTCGCGCTGAGTTACACGCGTTGTTGTAAGCGTATTAGGATCCTGTGCACCACTCAAGCCAGATGTTTCGGGCGGATTACCCGGCTTCGGCGGCATTTTATCTATCTTCTCTTTGGCTTCCTTACTAAGAGGATTGTGCAATTCAGCATGACCTGTTCGAGTAGCTGCCTCATTATTAAGGATCTGAGCATCCTCTTCAGCTTGATCTCGCTGATTTAAATGCGCCCTATTAGTAGTATAATCCTTATTTTTATCATAAGGTTTATACTTAGCTTCCCTTTGCTTCTCTATAAGCGCAGCCTCTTCTTTAATAGTTTCCTCAGACATTCTGGCAAAACCAGTATTCACAACCAGGGATGCCTCATCATTGTCCAACTCTACAGAATCACCTTGTTTGTGATCTTTCCAGTCAGATGTCAGAATAACTACTCTCATCTTACTCTCCTATAATCCTAATTAAAGTGCCCCCGGCTCCTTCGTTAAACCTCATTTAAAAGAGGGGGAGCTCCTTAACTCCCCCAGTTTATACTCTGGGGAGGTTAGCCGAGAGTATCTGCAATGACTCCATGGGCCTTCTCGTTACCTACTTCCAGAGTATATTCCCTCTGGATCAAGCGAGATTCAGCATGGCCTGTACGAGCCAAGGGTATTTGCCTAGTTGGCATAAGGTTACAAATCTTCACGTACTCCGGATCAATCAAATATACAGCTGAACCAAGGGTAAACCGGTCAGCAATGATCTTGACTTTACCAAAGTCAGACTCATAAATGTCGATAGCCGAAATCAGTTTCCGGTCATCAGCATCCTTGAATCGCGTAGCATTGGCAGTGAAGGTAGTGGAGATGAGACGCTTATTGATCGCGCTCACCAACGCGTACTTCACGTCACCACCTTGCGTCCACACCGACTGCATAACTGAATTAAACATAGTCTCAGTCAACGCACGCAACGGAGAGCCCGCCGTGCCAGTCGCATTTGGGTAACCCGAAGTAGTGCCAGACAAAGTTGGTGCAGTACCACCTGCCCCACGATCAGCATTTGTAATAAGGAAAGAATACAAACCCGCTGCCGACCTGGCCGTACCAGACGCACCAGCCGAGGCTACAGCCTT